GAGATCTCGTCCCTTGAGACCCCAGTCTACTTAATGCGTAATTTCGATGAACACATGACAATTGTGCCTGTCCAAGACTTCACCGTCACAGACAGGGTCATCGAGTATAAGACTGACTACGACGCTCTCATCCGTTGTGGTTCTATCTTTACGTCTAAAGTGGCCGTGTGCCCCGGCGACTCTGGTTGCTTCTACGTCACTCGTGACTGTGGACGCTTCCGTATCGTTGGTATGCATATATCCTCGAGTTTTAGTTGCGCCTACGGCAAATTTGTTACTCGAGAGATGCTCAAACCCTACCTCCCTCCCCCTCGCAAAGCTACGGTTCCGTATGATTACCTTAAACAAGTGATTGAACAGAACTCCAAGACCTTCGATCAAGAGATGGCTGCCCAAGCCAACTGCATTTCGATAGGAGTTGTCGAACCTCGTACTATGATTGCATCTCATTCCAAGATCAACCGCAGTATGTTGTATAGACATCCTAGCCTGCCCCCTCCCACTGAATTCCCCGCCAACCTTAAAAGAACCTTCAACGAAGATGATCCTCTCCTGAAAGCTAGTTCCAAGTTTCGCCTCCGTCCTGAGCCCGAAATCACTGAAGCTACCAAACAAGAAATCGTCTCCGCTCTCCTAGATATTTTCCCAAATGTTGAAGAGAAGAAGTTCTACTCCAATCTTGAAGCTGTCGAAGGAACTGCCCAGATGCCACATATCAACATGACCACTTCCTCTGGTTTCCCTGAATGTGCTGAAGGCCGTACCCCTAAGACCAAACTCACCCCTGAAGATTGGGCTAACAATTGCAAACAAGCTGACGCCGTTATTGAAGATGCCCATGAAGGTATCGCCCCACAGCCGACTTTCGTCACGTCTGGAAAAGACGAGACGCGAATTCCGCCCAAGGTTAACGTTCCGCGGTATGTAAATGCTGCCCCTACCTGGTGCACGATGGCCCACCGCCGTGTGCTGGGTGCCCTCATGAACATGATTCATAAGTACCACAACAGTACTCCAGTCAAAGTCGGGACTAACGTCCACGGCCCAGATTGGGGTATTCTCATGGACCGAATGGCCAAAATCTCGACGACCAACATCGTTGAGCTTGACTATTCTGGTTTTGAGTATAATCATTTTCAGAGCGCGTTCCAAATTGTTGCGGAATTCGTCCGCAGACTCTATGTCCGAT